ATCCCGCGTGAGCTACCCCGCGACATGAGTGCTAACGATCAATCTTCGAAAACTTATCTCGAAGCTGCGACTGGAGGTTTCGTCTCAACAACGAGCCGTAAGGGCAAGCCGAAAGGCGGGCCACGACCGGCAAAACCCCAAGGCAAGGAGCCACCTACAGTGGTCCCTGCTGTCGACGGCTCAGAGAGTTCGCCGAAGCGCCCGCCTACGTGCAGTAAGTGTCAGGTCCTCTTGACCATAAGCAACGCCAGTAAGAATCAATTGGCTAAGCTTAATGGGAGGAAATGTCGCGACTGTGCTAAGCCGGCGCCGAAAACGGAAGTAAGCGGACCGAAGATCGTTCAACCGAGTGTGCAAGCTTCTGTAGCTGCGCCCGTCGCACCCCAACCGATCCCAGTCGTGGCGGTTAAGGTCCCCGAGCGTAACTACATTTCAGAAGCTCGGGCATACGAAATCACCGTCGCCGCTGACAGTGTCGAACACGACTACTGTCAAGAGCAAGGCCATCATTTCAAGGTCGCCAAGAACGTTACAGTCAATTCTCACGGAATTGCCGCATTGAACCGTACTCTCGCAACAGCGTATGTCATGGGACACGCTGCGAGTCGCGGAATCAGAACTATTGCGGATCTGTGGGGAAACAAGAGGACGTCGGTAATCGCAGAAAAGTTGGATTCGCCAGTGCGTGTGAGTGTCCTTGGAGGAGCTCACGTGCCGGCTGACTTATCTCGTCGGGCTACGGATCCCGGAACCGTCGAGGTGGCTTCTCGCCGATATGACGCACTGATGTTAGTCAATGTGTATTCGGTCGGCGACGGTGAAGGTAACAACGCGCTTTGTCCGAGCGTATTGTCTTCCCTGCTTGGGCACTACCAAGCTAAAATGGCTTATTTAGTGATGCACCATTTCACTGATGCTTGTGGCATTGTAGATGTCACGGGTGCCTACGTACGGCTCGCAAACGATCAAGTCAAAGCGAGACCGTCGCCAACGGACCGCGTGTACGGGCCTCATTCGGCGTGCACTTGGGCTTCAGTTGATGGAGCGTGTGATGGAGTCGCATGGACGCACGTGGTGCGCTATGGCGACCTGCACGTGTTAGCCGTCTACCCGAGTGCCATGCAGTATGCAGAGCTCGCACCCACGCCACTCATCTCTGTATCCGAGGTGGACCTTCCCGATTTGTCAGACGACCGAACGAAACTCGTCTACGATTGGTTGCCGCATTCAGTACTCAAAGGACCTTTTGGTCAGATGTGGTTGTTCAACATGTTCTGTTGTCAACTGCGTTCTGGGTACGTGGCACACGCGCTAGTGCAAAAAGCGCGTAGGTTCCTCCGTATGGTGAAAACCAGAGAATATGCGATGAAGACCGTGTTCGAGAAAGTCTATGATGAACTCAAGCATGAGCCGTTCCGGACAGTGATCAAGTGCTTTCCAGAAATGGCCAATGCGTTCGTGGACTTGGCTATAGCTCAAGCATTGGTCGATGTATCGCAAGCCGACACGAACCTTCTGGGCGCCGTCCGCAAGACCAACTTGATGGACGAGCGCGCACAGGAATTGGGCGCATTGGGAGGAACAAATCCAAAACCATCCTCTTGGATGGGCTGGCTCTTGCCAGCGGTGCTGACTATCGGAGGTATAGCGCTAGGCGCGTATCTCTCTAAGAAGGTCAGCAACGTTATGGAACTCCTCTCCCACGCTCGAACAGTCGCGCTACCCAGCTTGGCAACGGCCAACTTCCTCACCAAGAGACACAGTTATTGGACGAATTTGACGTCGGCTGTGTTTGAAGAGGGGGTTCGCTACTTGTTGGGGGGCGTGAGTCCTTGGTTGGCTGTGGCGTCGGTGCCAGTCTTTGGCTGGCTCGACACAAAGGCGCAAGCCTTAGCAACTCTGCCACGCGCGACTGCGAACCATGCGGTCTTTGCGTTGTCAGGGCTCATCCATCCGGCACTGCCTTTTGTTCTCCACTTCACCAACAACTTAGTGGCGACATGGCAATTGAACGGTATTGCGGAACAGATGCGAGAGGCGGAGCGCCCTTGGGTCGAGTACAAGCAGACGTTCTTGGAAGCGCCGATTGAGTGCGTCCCGGCTATGGCGGACAGCACGCAAGCTGTGTCTTGGATACACAACTGTCAAGTGGCTAACCGAGGTGACGTCCAAGAGTCACTCGCGTTGGGAGCGCAACAATCGCGCATCGTGACAGTGTCCAAGAACGGCTTGGCCCCAGAGGAGATGAGAGTCTATCCTAAATTGGACTCTTCCCATTACGCGTTTGTCGCGGGAAATGCGCCTTACTTCGTTCCAGCAAAGTCAGGCGACATGATTTGGGCTGCCACGGTCAGACGAGTTACTCGTGCCGTGCCGCTCGAAAATCATCCAGACATGCGCGACTACGGCACCACGCCGGAACAATGGGACATGCGTTTCAAAATCGTTTACACCCAATATGAGAAGCGATGGAAACACGTGCGACGCCAGGTTAACACCGCATTGTATGGCTACATTTCGACGCTCGAGGAGGTTCCCACTCTTATCGACGACGAGGAAGTCTTCATGCGGTGGGCTGACCACCTTACTCACAACAAGACCAAATTGTTGAACGAGCGCGACAAGATTCACAAGTCCATCATATATCCCCAGGCTGTGCCGACTATCAACAAGAACAATGAGAAAGTGTTGAAGCGCACCGAGACATTTGAATTGGACCCTCTTGCACGCACGATCAACGCAGTCATGCCCGCTGAAATAGCTTTTACTGGACCCTCGGTTTTCGAGGGGACGGAAAGGTTGAAAAGAATCTTCGGGCCTGACTTTTGGCTGCGCGAACCAATGCGCTTTGAGGTGAGGAGTGGTTTGCCGTCCGAAGCGAGGATGGGGCATTACGACGTGCATTGGGTCATTGGGCCCATGCTAGATTGCACTCTGGGGGAGGTGATCACGCGTTTGGACGCGTGGGAGCCTACCGAGTGCACGCTTGTGCTGATCACGGCGGGAGACGATTCCTACACTGCTTTCTGGAATTTGGAAGAGTGGATCGTGTTCGAAGGCGATTTTTCACAGTTCGACCAGTCTCAACTGAAGCCTGCTTTAGAGGCGGAGGAAGACGTGTATCGCGCGATGGGCGTATCATCGACGCATTTGGCGGTGTTGGCGAAGAGCTCCACTGCTGACGTCGTGATTGCTAGTCCGCGAGCGCATGAGGCGATACGAGTGAAACGTCCGTATGGTGCCCGAAATACCGGGGGAAACAATACCACCGGTGGCAATAACATTGTCAATTTTGAAGGATCTGTCGGCGCCTATCTTTATGGTGGCGTTGGTGGGTTTCCACTGCTGATGCCCCATGAAGTCCCGTTCGTGGGTGACATCGTGCGCGCGTTTCTTGACTTGGGTTTGAAGATCAAGTTGAAGATGTTCGTGCGTGATCGAAACAAAATCGGAGCAGAAGGGCGCCCATTCTTTGGGGGTACATTCCTCAAGCACGTATTTCTCCCAGGGCGTACAGCCAAAGGGGGGGAGGCGTGGCTTGCTGTGCCTTTACCGAGTAAGTTCCTGAAGATTGGCATTTGCCTTCGCGACCCACGTGCATTGTATGACGTGAAACGACTAACTCCCGACGCAGACCATGCGTTGAACTTGGCGGGTATTTTGTTCCTGCGCGATCAAGCGCGTGGAATTCAAGCTGCCTGGAACGTGTCGTTGGTGCGAGCTTTCGTTGAGCGATACGCTCATATCGATCTCACCGCTGCGGGGCGGGAGGCGATTTCGAAGGCGGGCATTGATCGCGAAGACAAATACCGCATGCAGATTGCCCCAGGCTCGATTGACTATTTCGCTGAACCGAAACGCGATTGGTCCGTCGATCCAGACGTGTTGATGCGTTGGGGCTTGCAGCGTTATGGCGAATCATGGAGAGGCCATGAGGACTTGTGTGCGGCGTTCATGGCCGCACCATTCTTCGTTTTCATTCAACACCCGTTGATGGAAGCGATGGCGCGCGCTGACTACGGTTAAGCGCGCGTAGGCCGCACCTGCAAGTGGATGGTGAGTGCGGAGGGGGTCAGACCCAGCGAAATTCCGGGCCCACATTTCTCGTTGAGAAAAAAGGTGATCATGAATGGAAAAGCAACCGGCGAAGCCGGCAGCACAGGCCGAGAAGGACAAGCGAAAGACTCGCTCCAGCGATTCCAAGCCCTCCGAGCGCAAATCTCCAAAGTACAACAGCTCCCCATTGCAGATGCTAAATCTGGCGGCGAAGGCAAAGTCCCGCAAGGGGAAAACGCCCTTGCTGCTGGAAGAGCAAGAAGCATTGCAAGAACTGTCGTCTCTGGTGTCCAAGCACTCCAAGGAAGTCCAACAAGGCCGCCACAAACCAAAAGCGGAAAATCAAGTAACGCATTGGTTGCGCGAAGCGAGCGATTTGCTCCTTCAATGGGTTCCGATAATCCTGAGCGCAGTGGCGATCCTATAAAAGATATCTCACTATACCATCTTAACGCGAATGGTTCGCGGAAGGTGGTCCAAATCGTCAGGCGCGTTGCTCCCAACGTGCCTTTGAGCTTAGCCCGCGGTGGCGTGGCGCTTACCAACGGAGGGATCTCGTTTCTGGGGTCAGCAATCCGTGAGCGCGAGTACATGGGAAAGAATGGACGGCACATCCAAGTTGTCGGTCACCAGTTCTTATCCCAACTCACCACGTATACTGGCGGAGGTAGTAGCGCTTCATGCACCGTTGGCTCGCGCCTTCGGGGTGGAGTGCACTTGCTCAGTCCCGACGCTTTTGGAGGGCGATTGGCTCTGCTTTCGCAGATGTTCGAACAGCACAAGGTGAACAAACTGACGATCGTTTACAACTCGCTGGTGGCAGCAACTGAACCTGGTTCAATTGCCATGTACGCGAGGAACGATACTTCGACCCCAACGGTTGATACCGGCATTGACGAGTTGAGTCATGCGGCTACCCATAATAGCTTCAAACAGAGCAACGTCTGGCAGTCATTCAAGATGGATATTGATCCGAGTGACGTGCAGCAGAAGTATTGGGATGAGCCAGGCAACAACTCGCGATTGACGTTTCAGGGTGTTCTTCAGGTCTTGGCTGCGTCGACGCTGGCAGACAATTTGCCCATTGGAGATCTTTATGTCGAGTTTGACATTGATTTCTATGGTGAGGAGCTCAATTACGAGATCAAAGACGTCCACACGTCCTATGCGACGTTTGCGTACCTGTTTTCGACGGGTGACGCGGCTCTTGAAGGGCAACCAATTCCTTGGTACTTCAATTCGAGCACTCCCGCAGCGAATGCAATCACTAACGTAGCGTTCACTGACCCTCCCGACACTCCGCGATATATTGCGTATGGAGTCGTGCGGACCGCCGCCACGGCGCTTCCAGCTTTGAAGTTCACTACTCAGGCGGATGCCACCGAGCGGACGGTCGCTTGTGGAATGGGTCTGTGGCTCTGCATGGCGGAATTGCCTTCCTCCACTAGCTGGACTGATTCAACGAAGTTCGGCTTCTTGGCGGTTGACGCGGAGAGTTGCTTGGAAGCTAATCCAAACGCAGCATATTGGAACGTTCCCGAGACGCCTGGAAATGGCGTTTTGTGTTATTCGGGGACCAACCTCGACGCCGACGTCGGCGCTTTCAGCATGGATCTTCGTTTTCTCGCTCTTGAGAACACGATAGCCTAATTCATCGAGTGGCGTGGCCACAGTGTATGTGAAACACGGT